CTGCATAGTTGTCTAGCAACTGTTTGCTTGTAACTGTGTAAGTACTCATGGCGGTAAAGCCGCCTCTCGTTTACAGGTTGGTTACGTCGATGTTGCGGATGAGATCAGTGATCGCACCAAATGTCGCAAAATATCCATAATAACTGAACGTCCGCGAAATCGTAGTAGGCGAGTCCACTGACATCATGCCACGCATATTTTCGTAGCACTCGAAAGCGCGTGATGCATTAGCAACAATCAAAGTGTTTTCATCAATTACGTCAAACTGGCTATCAACAACAATGTTGAGACCCATTGGGTTTTGACCTGACCATGATGCTGCATTACCTGCGCCGAGTGTGTTCATGCCGAGCAAGCCCGGTGCGCCGATCGCTGGGAACACTGGACGGTTCTGATCGTCAACCAATTGACCGAGCAACTGCCACACTTTTACGGATGTGTACATCGTGTCAACAAAGAAGTTTGTGCCAACTGATGCGTCATACGCTGCGGTGTAAATTGCTTGCAACAAGTTTTCTGGGCTTGTTCCATCCCATGTTCCTGAGTTGATTGATGCACTACGCAAGTTGGTGCAAGCGTAGTTGTCGGTTGCCAACATATATTGGCCCATCAAGTCGTTAAGGATTAATCCCATCGCGGCTGGATCGGTCATGTCAATCAATTGCATACTCATTTCGGCGCTGCCTGCGAAAGTTTTGCGCTCAACTTGGTTTGCATCAATCACCATTGTCGTTGCTGACACCACCGAGTTTTGTGGTGACTGCTGTGCTGCTGATGTGTGCGTGCCGATAGTTGGTCTAATGAATGACGTGCCGTTGCCGTTCGGTAGAGCGCGTGCACCAAATGATGTCACTACAGGTCTGATGTAATTTAGATTTTGTACGAGCGGTGCTAAAACGGGATTTGGCAAAAGGCCGGGTGCATCAGTGGTGGCCGTATCGCCTGCTGCTGCTTGCAACGCGGTCTGATCTTTTTTTACGGCTGCCTTGTAAGCCAAGTTGACTTTTGCAAATGTGTCTCCACCAATGTGCATGGCGGCCATGTACTCGCCCGGTGTTGGCATTGCAAATACGCGTGCTGGCTCTGCCCACAATGGTTGTGGTGCTTGTGCTGCCTCGACTGGTGTTGCTGTTACTTCGCTCATAGGTTCTGTCTCCTCTGTGGGTTCTGTTTCTATAGTACTTATTTCTGGCTCATCTTGTGGGATACTCGCCGCAACCTCTGTAATCAGAGCGCCTGCAAATGCACCTTCGCTGACTGTTGATAATTCTGACCATTTGGCTTGCTCAATGACCATGATGTGCTGATCGTTAAAATGCCATTTGGTAGGTGTCACACCAACGGATACACCGTCAATGATGCCCATACCGCACAACGTCAAAATCTCGTTGCCAAGTGCGGTGGGTGCAATCTTGGCGCTAAACAACATTCCTTGATCGCTGTCCACTCGTTGGTTAACAATGCCAATAATTTGCTCAGAGTTGTGTTGGTTAAACAGTTTTGGGTTACGGCCATCAGTTGGTAGCGAGCCGGGCAGAAACATTACTTGCGTGCCGTCTGCAACGGTTGCTGGTGTGTTGTAAGTAACCGCAATGCCGCTGATGGTGCGTGATGGTGCGCCGTCTGGTGCGGCTGCATCTACTGTAAATGGGCTGGCCTCAAGTCTGATCATGATGGTGATATTACTCCCGGCATGGTTGTTGGTGTGGGATTAGGCATATTTTTGTTGGTGGCATCGGCCATCTCTGCACCGTATTCGCCGGCTAAATAATCCTCAACATCGAACTCAACGAACTGACCAGCCGGCAAACACATTGATAATGCTGATGCGATTGCGTCTGCAAAGGGTCGAGCGCCAAAAGTCCAAAGCAACTCGCGTGCTTCTGCTGCTGTTGTGTATGAATATGAGCCGATGTTTGCGCCTAACAAATATGGTGGCACACCGCACAAGTTGGCCATTTCTTTGACTTGAAACTCTGACGCGTCAATCAAAAGCATTTTGTCTGGGCTTGTCGCGGTCTCAATGTAATGCACCTCTGGAGACAGTGCTGCCGTTTGGTTGGTCGCTCTAGCCGCGTTAAACGATGCTGCCAGATCAGCCAACTCGGTTGATGACAAAGGCTCTGAGCCAGCCTGCACTTGTAGCACACCAGCCGGTATTGCACTTGATGCGTTGCGGAAACGTGCAGCCTCAAGTTTGCGAGTCGTACCAATTGACTGCTCAGATGAATAGATAATCCCTTGTATGCCACCAAGTATCTGCACACAATCCTCAGTGCGTAACTGTGCGCCTTGAAACATTACTTGATTAGATGGCGCAAAATATACCGGGCCTTGCTGATCAAGTGTTGTCACCATCGCAATAGGTATGCGTGTAAAGGTTCGAGGCAGTCCATCTGGATACCTGCTTTCAACGTGCAACATACACCTACCAAAATAAAATAAGTCATCAACTAACCAACTAAACAAAAAGTTGTTACTTACGTTTGGGTCAAGTTGACGCAACCAACTACGCGGCGGCTGAGCAACCTGTTCCATTTCCTCACCGTTCCACATCTCTGTGTATTGCTTTAATTTCATGCAACTAATTGTTGATGCAAGCAAGTCTCTACTGCGGCTGATGGCAGGTACAGATTGAGCGGCGTTACGAGCCGGCCCCTCAAAATAACTGTAGTACTGGCCGATCATATTTGCGCCGGCATTGCCACCTGCAAACGACCCCATGCCGGCTGCACCAATAGTTGGTGGCGGTGAGATAGCGGCTTTAGTTTTAGAGAATATGGCCATGCTCTTAGTGTGTCACAATCTGTCTACTTGGTGGTGGCATCGGCCCGGTATGCGATGCGGTATCCCGACGATAAGCAAGCATCAGGCCGATGCCATATCACACATTAGAGGCTAGACGCTGACAATCGTGGGCTTGTTTGCAAAGATAGGTTTTGATGCCAGAGCAACAGCAAACACCATTGCTCGACACGCAGAGATATCACCCGGCGATCTGGTGCTAGACAACGTGAGTACACCGTTATGTTTGATTGCTACAGCACGCTCAACTTGATCTATTAGTTGGGCTTGCCCTGCGTGCGTTATCCGTTTCTCTGTGATGAGTGCACGCACCGCGCCTGTCCATTTGACTACCTCGCGATGGCCCACCACCGTTTTACGGTGTGCATAATTTGGTGGGCAATGCAAATCTATTGATGGCACTAACGCCAGTTTGAGCATTGGTGACTGCTCAATCTCTGCCGCAACATATTCCCACATCTCTTTAATAGAGTCCGCCACGAACACAATGCGGCAACGTGTGTAGAGGCCGTCTTGTACGGCACGCACACCCACATATCGAGACTCATCTACAGCCGACTCAATAGCCAATACGCCGCCATTGGGCATTGGTAGATTGTTGGCTAGTTCGGTGAATTGGCCCGGCTCAATCCATGAATGTTGGGATTGCACAAATATGTTGACTGATGCCCGCAAGAAACTATTGCGGTCTGGTGACTGTGCCTCTGCTTCGATCACGGACATATTTAGCAAACCCTCTGCCAGTGCAGGGTTGGAATAGACCCAAGCCTCTTGGGTCATATAGTCCATGATCGGTGGGCTGAACTCGGCAAAGTAGAGCGAGGTGTTTTTGCCTGAGTCAACGGCTCGTAAACCTTGCTCACGCCATCTGAGCATGGACTTGGATGATGCATCTCCAGCCGTGCTAAAGCCTGCAAGCAAACAATTTTTGCGTGTTCGCATAGTAGGCATTAGGCCACTATCAATGGCTTCCTCACTAACTGCCCACCATTCATCTACCGCACACAAGTCCACCGTGTACCCGTGACCAACACCGGGCGTTGCAGCGCGTGGCATCCATTGCGAGCCGTCTGGCATTGTGAGCACTTGGCGGCCATAAGACCAGATGACCGTTGCACCAAACTTTGCCTCAAGAATTGGCGCAAGATAATTAAAGAGCACGGTAGCCAAATCAAGTTTGTGAGCCACCGACATCACCAGTTGTTTCTCCCCTCTTGCAGCGCCTTGAGTAGCAAGCCACCAACCAATAAGCGGCGCTAGGCAACCTCGCGTTTTACCGTTTTGTCTGGCCACCGACAAGTAACCAACTCGATGTACCCACACCTCTTTGCCATCAATTATGTTGTAGGCCGTCATGCCGGCAAGCACCCGGCGCTGCCACCTCATCAAAGTGACACCAAGTATTTTTTGAGCAAACTCAGCGATCTCCTCAGAGTGATCCAAGCAACCCCTATGCGCGGACGTTTCCAAACGTGGCTGCTCAGTTAAAACCCTTACTGGTGCTGGTGGGGATAGGGAAATAGGTGAG